AGTGGCTAGGCCACTTCTCATTAAACGGGATTAGAAGTTCTAATCTTTGCAAGCCCGACTAATTCAAATAGTTTAAACCACATCCAGCCGATATCAAATTCAAACCACTTGCGACTTAACTTAGGGTTAGCAGGATCTAAGTGGTGATTGTTGTGTAGTTCTTCACCACCGATTAGAATTCCTATTGGGCTAACATTGTGTGAATGGTCTTTGGTTTCGCCATTACGATAACCCCACCAGTGTCCAACACCGTTAATAAAGCCAGCGGCCCAGAACGGAATCCATATCATTTGTACACCCCACACTACGAATCCCCAAGGCCCAAATAACAATAAGTCTATGACCAGCATTAAGAGAATGCCTAGTTTGTGATGTGGGGTATACAACTTGCGCTCGATCCAATCCTTTGGAGTTCCTGCACCGTATTTCATAACCATATGAGCATCACTGCCTGCTCGGTTGTAGAATTTAACTCCGCCAAAGACTAATTGCCAAATTCCAAATACGTGTGGGCTATGTGGATCACCTTCTACGTCTGTGTTCTGATGATGCTTGCGATGTATGGCTACCCACTGCTTGGTCGTCATACCTGTAGTAAGCCATAGCCATAAGCGCATAAAGTGGCTTAAGATCGGGTGGAATTCGATTCCCCTGTGTGCTTGGTTTCTATGCAGGTATAGTGTAACCGACACTATGGTGATGTGCGTCATCACTAACGTTGCTATAATTTTATCCATACAGTATTTAACTACTGCCGCCCTTTGCTTCTTTATCGTCTGAAGGATCAACTTTTGGTTTAGCACTAATCTTATCTGCTTCGTCCATTGCTTCGTGGAACTTCTTATTGGCTTGCGCTTCGACTAGTGCTGTTTCCATAACACGATCCGACTCAATCATCTTGCCACGCAAGTGTAGTACAGTATTAACCTTCTGATTTAAACGAATCAAATCATTGTCTAACATACGGATACGATCGATAAGTGCGATAAGAACTGTATTAGCATCACTGATAACAGGCTTCACTTCTTTAGTGGCCCATTCCCAAACGTATTTGATAATGAAGCCCATGCCAACTGCCATGACAATTGGAAATCCATATTTGTTTACTAGTTCTACTACATCCATATCTTTCTCCTTATCTTACCCAATACCAAATAACACCTGGATGAGGTTCGCCAGCGCCTAACCACGGTGCAGGATCCCAATCGTGATCAGTAACTAATGTTCCCCACCAACCGCCACGGAATCCATCAGTAGTTAGCCACCCTGCGTTGATACCAATCCCTACCCAAGGCATACGTGCTTCCATACCTTCGTAGTCGTAGTTCCACTCACCATTGTATTTTGTATCAAAACGTGCTAGTTCTGTAATGTTCTTGCGCCAGCCGTCTGTGCCTAACTTTTCGTCGCCAAAGTCTGCGCCAATGTGCGTCTGTACAAAACTGTATGCTTCATTAGCAGTCCAAGCGCCGCCTCCAGTAGCGTGTTCACGAGCAGTAATCATAAAATCAAATCCCGACTCTGCACGTTTGATATTGTCAGCCCAACTTAAGATGCTATAGTTGAACTCTGGTGTTCTATGAACATCGGTACTTAGTTGACTAGGTGGAGTTGTTCCATTATGTAGATATAATGTTTCAGGAGTCCAATGCCAGTTTTCGTTCTGACCAGTGTTTTGTATTAACAGTGTCCAACCACCACCTAGTGTTGTCATATCACAATATACTTGTACAGGGTCGCCATTGTTGAAATCGTCATTGCGAATCCAGTATACACCATCTTCGCTGTCTGGATAGTCTTGTTTGATCTGCCAAGCACTGGTGCTGTATTCTTCTCTTGTCTTGCCGTTAGGAACTCCTAATGCCTTGTTACGTGCTATAAGTTCTGCCTTTTCACGTGCCAAGATCACCAACTCAGTTGTACGTAGTGAAGCAGTCAATGCCGCTCTATCACTAATAGTCAGTGTGTCATAATAGTTTAATATAGTTTCTTGATTCACAATTTCTTCCTCTGTTTCAACAACTGGTTCAGGAGTTACAACTTCTTCTACTGTTTCAATAACTGGGTCAGGAGTTACAACTTCTACAATAGGGTCGGCAACTAGTTCTTGTATTACAGTATCCTCTATTATTTTATTATCACGATAATCTACTAGCGGTACTTGTAATATTTGTCCGTTGACAGTTATGCTCTTCCACTGATCCGTAAAGCCCTTACCGTCCCAGATGAATATATTAGGCATTATACTTTTCTCTCTTTAAACAACTAACCCAACTACTAGGCCTATAGCAAATCCAACTGCCAATGCCTTAAACATATCTCTGTCATGCCATACTGGTTGGCTTTTTAAATACGTTTTAGTATGCTCGGGCAAACTATCATACCATGCTTGAAATTTACTCATCGCAATTAACCTTATGTCCTTTTGTGAATTGTTCTACTGGATCTAACTTAACCAACATTGCCTGGCCGTCGATATTTTGAATTTTAAAACAGTCGCCCGCTTTCCAACCTAGTCTATCTATGTTAAGTTCAGGATCAAACTTGATACCCCATGGGTTTAAATCCCAATCGTATTCGAAGTGTTTCATTTCGTTACTTCTTCCTTAAGCAGAACATTGAGCCTATTGGCACAGTTTCTTACATCATCACTGAGACTGCCTTGACCAATTTCTTGTTCAATCAATCTAGCAACATCGTGTAGTGTAATCACACTATCTAATAAATTAAATTTAGTCTCTTCTAGCATCGTTTTTACCATCCGCTCTAGCAATACGATCTACGTCAGGGCGTAAACCTAATGCGTTTGACACAATAGTATCAATACGTACAACATCGTGGTTCATTGTTTTTACACGATTATCTAACGCAGTAATAATACCGGCCATACCTTTGATACTTCCCAAAACACCTTGTAATAGTAATTTGATTGTTAGGTAAACAAAGTATCCACCTGCCAATGCAGCCGCCACTGGCATACCCAAATCGCCAATTATTTTGAATATATCGCCCATTTTTTACGCTCCGCTCTTTATATGAGTATTTATGTTAACTGAGTAGATAAGTAATTGACAGGTTAAATAACTGTGCTATAATAGTAGCATATAACAAAGCAAGGAATCATGTCACAAGCGAACGTTCAAAAATTTGAAGCATCAATGTTTGAGTACTGCTCGATTAGAGCAGAGAGAGCATATAAATTAATCGAAGATGGAGAGGTAGATTTTGGTCTATCTCAATTAGGCCATTTAGCAGATGTACTTCAAATGTTACTCAGTTCCAAAAGTAGTAGTGGAACAACTAATATTAATGCCTTTGCCCAAGAAGTCAAAGAATTGGATGAAGATGATAAAGATGCAGTTTATACGCATTTCCAAGAGAACGGCTTTGGGCAATACATACCGGAGTGATAATGAAAAAAATAGATGAGTTTAATGCAGAAGATAGAATTGATTTAAGACTACTGGAAAATTCTACGTTTTATTTGAACGGAGAAATAAACGAAGAGTCTGTGGGCGAAGCCATAAAATGGATCTTGTATGAAAATCTCAGCGGCGAAGGTCGTGCCTTGTCCTTGTACATTAATAGTACAGGCGGAGACTTATATCAGGCGTTTGCCTTGATTGATGTAATGCGCAGTAGTAAGCACGTGATACGCACTATTGGTATTGGTGCTGTTATGAGTGCGGCATTTTTAATATTTGCCTGCGGTGACAAAAAGCATCGCTATGCTTCGAGCAATACTAGTTTTATGTGTCATCAATTTAGTTCAAGTAATGATGCCAAGTTTCACGACTTAAAGGCAGAAATGAAAGAGAACGAAATGCTAAATGAAAAAATGATAACAATTTTAGTCGAAACAACAGGATTAGTTAAAACTAAAGTTAAAGCAAAATTGTTACCAGCCAGTGATGTTTACCTTACGGCAAACGAAGTGGTTGACTTCGGTGTGGCAGATCATGTAATATAAGCGAATGTACAAAGTAAGATATTACATGACCGCAGGAACACTGACCAGCAAGATATTTCAAAGCCTTCACGAGGCTGTGACGTTTTCTGTGTATGGTGTTAACTACGAAAACTTTTACGGCATTGATAAGGTAAAATAAAATGCGCAGTCACTATTGGACTATTGGTAAATTTGCAGACTGGATTCGCGGCACACCAAAACTCAAATCTGGTACCAGCGAAGAATGGCACGAGTGGGAAGACAAAGCCAAGGCCGCACATCCTGTACGTTGGTGGATTGCCGAGGAAGGTTTAGATCACGCTCAAAAGTTTTTTTGCGGCCCTATGGATTTACTAAATGATATTCGCTACTATATTAATAATCGTTGGGTTAGTCGCAGTCATAGCCTTACTGCTCATCCCCGTGACATCAAACCCGGACAATGGCAAGATGTGGGCAATCGTTTCTTGCCTTGCTTGTTTAACGAGCTTGTGGATTTTGTGGAAGTAGAGCAAGCGTGGCATCACTGTATTTGGAGTGACGAGGCCAAGACTAAATTTGATGTGCCTTGGTATCGCAGTGGATGGTTGCGCTGGCGTACTTGGCGCTGTCCAGAAGCAGGCATGGAATATCTAAAGTGGGCCAGTGGCCTTACTATCGGAGAAGACATGGGTGCTGAACCTGGTAGCAAAGGATTCGGCGAGCCAACTTACCAGGCCAAAGCCGCTAAGGAAATTATTGAACTATACACTTGGTGGACTGTGACTTATCGCAATCGTCCAGACCCTTATGATGCAAGTGGTTGGACTGCATCTTGCGAAGCACAGCGACAAGCCAATGGCGGCAGACTAAGTTGGAGTACTCCAAAAGATCCAGTGCTTAAAAAAGCCAGCGACAAGGCTCATAAACTGCTACGAAAGATTGAAGCAGATTACGAGAAGGAAGACGAAGCAATGATGATTCGTCTTATCAAAATACGTCAAAGCCTATGGACTTAATTAGATCGTGTCCATCGTGTGGAGGAGAAAAACAATACAGTAATAAGTATGATGCTTATTATTGCGAATTGTGCAATAAGTGGTTAGAAGATCGGTGTGCTGATGCAGAATGTGAACTTTGTGTTAGTAGACCCAACAAGCCAAGCCAGATTTTAAGTTGACTTTGGCTAACAGTAATAAACATAATAACAAGGAGAAACATTATGGCAACAAACAGATTCCAAGACTTTTCAAAATTGATTGAAGCAGCCGAAGGCGACTTTGAGAAATTCTATGACAAGGGTGTGAATGCCGCAGGTACTCGTGTACGTAAACACTTGCAAGAGTTGGCAAAGTTATGTAAAGAAGTGCGTAACGATGTAACAGCAGTTAAGAACGAACGCAAAGAAACTGTGGGCAAGTAATGATCGATAAAAAAGAAATTAAACGCGATGTAGCAACATTCGCTCATATGCTCAAAGAGTTGATGAACGATCCTACACCAGATGTATTAGTAACATTGGATCGCGATATACAACATTTCATTTACGGTAGAACCGCAGTGTTAGTTAAACACAACGAAGGTAAACCAATTGGTTCAGTAGCAGATATCGCCGCGGTAGTTGGTGCGGCGTTTGCTGATGTGCTGAAAGAATTTACTAGAGGTCGTGTTGCTGATGCAGAACTAGATACTATAGTTCAAACTGCACGAGCTAACTTACTCAGCGGGTTTGAAGCCAGAGCTCCACTGCCGAATGTAAATACTCAAACGACATCACAAGATCCGGCAACAGAGGAAGTAGCATAATGATTCCAGCATACAGCGAAGAAGTAAAGATACATGTCCACGAAAAGGATGCCGACCTTCTTCCGCTGGAACAACAAGTTCGACAACTGCAAGAACAGTTTCGTATTTTGCAAGAAAGCGTAGAATACATGAACAGAGAACGATCCAGACTAAAAAGTGATTTGGATCAACTCAAAAATGCAATTAATAGGAGTAATAATGGATCGTGAAAAAATTCAACACCACATTAAGCATTTACAAAAAAAGCACGACGAATTGGATAGATTAATTCAAGAAGAATTTAATCGTTACCAAGACGATAGGGCAGTTATCAATCTTAAGAAAGAAAAACTTATCTTAAAAGAAGAGATTGAAAAATTTAAGAAAGACATAGATTTACTATGAGTTGGTTAGTTTGGTTAATTGTCGCCGCAGGAGTTGGTTGGGTCATTTGGTGGCTCATGGACTGGCACGATAAGTTTCCAGACGGCGAGTAACAATGCAATACACTGAATTTTTAACTTGGGTAGACATGCCAAAATTTGCAGAAGCATGTCATAATATCTGTCATCAGACAGTGTTAAACGAATCCACAAATAGGATGATGAAAGAGAAGTTCATTATTGCCGCCATGCAATTATCTAACCATTCAAATAACATAGAGTGGACAGATGAACGAGATTTTGATATAAAATTTACTGCATGGACAGACAACGAAGTCGAAGTAAAGACAGGTAATGAACCTATGTTTTCAGCAAAGACAGGCAAGCCTAAAAAGCAGATCAGTCTTAAACTAAAGAATGTCTACGAAAGTAAGAATCAAAGAACTAGTCTAGATAAAGAATTTGATCATCTGATGATAGTACAAATCAAAGGAAAGTTTGCTGTAGCATTTGTAGACTACAATACTGTTAAAGCAAACTTGAAACAATTGACCGATGGGTTCCTAGTAAAGTTAACACACGATCAAATAAATATCATATACGAACAAGATATGAGAACAGAACCAACGTCATGGACCATTGATCTAGATCCCAAAACATGGGTAATGGCTCAACTAGTCAAGGCGGGGCTTTAAAATACACACACAGAAAAAACATTTTTAATAATAAGGTAAACACGTAAAATGGCAACAGGTAAAGTAAAATGGTTTAATGAAACCAAAGGTTTTGGATTTATTACTCCAGACAACGGTGGTGAAGATTTATTCGCTCACTACTCAGCAATTCAGACTCCAGGATTTAAGGTCTTGCAGGAAAATCAATCAGTAACGTTTGATGTCGTGCAGGGTATGAAAGGCAAACAAGCAAGTAATATTCATCCACAGTAATGTGGGTAAAGGAATAGTTCGACTCGCGAATCGAACATAAATAATATTATGTTCTACACAGTCTATAAAACAACTAATCTTATTAACGGCAAGATTTATGTTGGGCTTCATGTAACTAGTAATTTGGAAGATGATTACTTGGGCAGTGGGTCTCAACTTAAATCAGCAGTTAAGAAATACGGAAAAGAAAACTTCAAGAGAGAATATATTAAAATATGTAACTCTCCAGAAGAGATGTATGAGTTAGAAGCAGATATTGTAAATGAAGATTTTGTTAAAAGATCCGATACTTACAATATGAAAACAGGTGGTACCGGATCTTGGTATCATGTAAATTCTAATTCAGAACAAAAACGTAAGACTAGTAGTATAGGTGGTGTAACGACCTCCAGTAGAGATACTAATCCTTTTAAAGATCCGGAATGGCAGAAAAATTTTAATTCTATGACTAATCCGGAAATTGTTAGGAAGTTATGTATCAAAGCCAATAGTCCAGAAGCAATCGAAAAGAAAAAATCTACTTGGAAACAAACGGGTAGAGGACAAGGTAACAAGAATTCACAATTTGGAACCTGTTGGGTTACACATAGTGAGTTAGGAAATAAGAAGATCGGTAAAGATGATCTTGACAAGTTTCTAACTTTAGGTTACACTAAAGGTAGGAAAATTATTGCTGTATGAAGTGAAGAGAAAGGTGTTGCGGACCCGGGTTCGAACCCCGGCATCTCCACCGAAATGTATTAGAATCCGTAAAAAGATCAGGTTTGGTATCCCAGTCACTGCGATAGGCATAGCCCGCATACTTAATAAACCATAGTATATTTCGGTGGGGATGAATTAGGTTTCGACGTGGCAAAGAGTAAATTAATGGACAGCACAGTAGGCGATGACTGTAAATCAAGCAAAAAACGTAAATGCAAACGCAAATACATTCGAGTACTACACAGTTGAAGGCTTCACAGCCGACGCTGGTATCGTAGCCTAAGAAACTACAACTCCGAGGTAGGACTTACCTTGTAACCAAAACAACCAAAAGGGTCTTCGGGCCCTTTTTTATTGGTTGACAAATCTGCCGGGATCGCTTATACTAAAAGCCTAGTAAGAAAGGAGCTCAAAATGGCAAGAGTCAATATCACCCAAAGTGTATTCAAAGTTGAGTTTACTGAATATGAACGTGGTTGGGGACAAAAACATTGGGACACTGAATACTACGACAACGAAGCGGAAGCTCGTCAACGTGCTACAGACTATAACAACAAACATAACAACGAAAAAGAAGTACCCGATTGGTACGTGATTGCTCGTTATGAAGGACAAGTAAGATGATTACAGGACAAACTTGGTTCGCCGGTGACCAGTGTATTGGCATTGTACAGATTGTACAGGAACACGAAAAGCAAGAATATCGACAAACTGGCAATGCCAACTTTAAGTACTACATTGGTGTAGGACAAGGACAGAACGAAAAAGTTGATGCACAGCACATTGCAGAATGGGGTGTACCATTTGACAAAGCCGCAGGCGATGTATTGTTTAATGTAATTCCTGGAACACCAGTTTAACCAAAACCGCTTTACAGGAGATAAATTCTCCTGTATAATAAATACATAGCAACAA